GATCTTGTGCCTGCATCATTGAGTTCAAAGAGTTGAGCATTTGCTGCTGCTTCAATCGCTTTTTCTACTGTGATGAATAGTCTTCTTACGTTGATGCGGTCGAATGCACTACTAAATGCAAGTGCAGTCTTGTCACCAAAGAGAGTGATTCCTGATCCGGGCAGTGAGATAACTGGATTTACTCTGTTTGAGTAAAGTGAATCTCTGTCTTCTTGACCGGGATTATATGCTAGTTTCACTGCGTGTGCTAGTGAACCTCTAGATGTTCCTGCAGGTGAGAACCATGGGAATTGATCAACATCTGTTCTAACACAAAGTCCTGCAATGTCACTTGAGAGTGGCATGTAGTTGAACTTCTTATTGAATCTATCATAGAAGTATTGATATCCACTATCAAATACTGCAAATGATGATGACGCTAATGGTGCAAAGAATGATAAGACGTTTTGTAATTGTGTTCCTGAAGAAGAAACGTTTACAATTGAACCACGGTCAGGTGAGATGTACGCTACACAATCTTTTCTTTTTTCGCAGATTGAAATAAGTTTCTGTGCCTTTGCTTGTTCTTCTGGTTTTGACTTAGATGCTCCACCTTGTAGTAGGAATCTAATATCAGATTTTTCCTTGCTTGCCAACTCATCATAAGCGGTGAGGATGTCACCTAGATCAGCGTCATAGACTCCAATGTGTCCACCGTAGTCTTTACCACCCATCAATGTGTAACTATGATTACCTATGAAGTTGAACATGATGTCTTTAGCATCTTGTCCCCAAGCACCCTCTGCTGCAGTGGTTGGTGTGAAATTATCTGCACCGACTAATCCACTTGCTAGTGGTTTAGTACCATGATGAGCATCAACTGCATTGACAGGAGAAAGACCTGCGAATATAAACTCAGACTCATTTGCAAGGACATTCTTATAATAGATGTCTTTATTAAGACTTACAGCGTCTTTTGCCTTTGATAAATTACCAAATTTCTCTAGTATCGATCCTGTGACTCCTGAAACAGTGCCATCATCATCAATAACAACGATGTTAATTGCATCATTGACTCCGTTTCTTTCTGAGACATAAGAGTTTGTTTTTGGTTTTGGTAATATTGATCTCCACTTCATTGTAAGAGAATCAGATCCACCATCTGCTCTTCCTGTGGTGATGTTCTGCTCATTATACCAGTCTACTGAAACAGGAGTACCAGTCATCACCCCGATGTTACCTGATGCTTGAGTGAATATTATTGGATTGGTGCCAGATGTTGATGAACTAAACTCTATTTGTGAGTTTGGTTGATACGATGCTGCAGTTTCAATTCCTGCTACGATTGTTGATACAATCTTGACATCAACGAAACTATTACCTACACCAGTGACAATACCCTTCAGGTAATCATTATTTCCGGGTGACCCTGTTGTTCCAATACCAATGCTTACTCCAGTTAATCCCTGAGTAACAGCATAACCTACTTGAATAGTAGCACTAGTAATATTATTAGAAGTCTCTATACCTACTGCTGTAGTCAAGATACCAGAAATCCTTTGGTCTGCTGCTGCATCAATGACACATACCTTTAGATTCTCTCCCCATGATCCGGGGTTCCTCGCTGCCCAATAAAAATTAGTTGCGTTTATTTCATTATTATTATAGTCATCGTAATTCTCGATGGCTAGTATTGAGGTTGATGCTATTCCAACTCCTGCGTTGGCATTAACCATTTGTGATCCTGCAATATTTCCTCCACCGGCACGAACAACATCTAGTTGTCCTCCATAAGATAAGAAATTAGATGCAGCATACCAAGTTTCATAGTGATAGTCAGTTAGACCTACACCGGGACCTCCGAACTTTTCTATAAGTTCTTTTTCATTATTGATCCTGCAAACTTCATTTACAGGTCCTTGTTTGAATGGTCCGGCAATACCGGCGACGACGTTAATGCTTGCATTCACGCCACCTCTGGTAAGGTCAACTTCTCTTACACTGATACCCGGAGATGATAGTCTGAGTGCCATGTAAAGTTCCTGTGATTCCCTACTGTTTTATAATAATATTTAGAAAAAAACACGCTTACAGAGGGGAAACAGTGCATGAACCCTACCAATCTGGATATATTTCAGGTTTATTTTTTCTCCTCTTCGACTTGACTCTTATCTTTGTACACTCTTTACACTCATAAGAATATGCAGAGGGAGTGGTTCTATTATTTCTTGTTCGATAAAATTCACTTAGTAAATCTTTAGTGACACCACAGGTTCTACATTTTCTCTCAGTAAAAACTAGATGATCTAGTGAAAATGTATCTTCAAAATCCATTAGTATGGAGATCCACCATAATCTGAAGAGAACTCTCTAGTAAAATAATTATTTTTATCAGTTGGTTGATACTTTGACATCTCACCGTCCCATCTTACAGATTTAATAAAATTCAAACGTATACCAAATTTTGAGGCAAGTTCTTTTGCTTTCTCCATATCATGCTCATTATAGTTAAAAATAATATATTTCCATACAACCTTACATCCTAATTGATGACCTATTTTCATTATCTCAAATAGTTTTTTACCATCCTGATTTATTCTATACTTGTGACTATCCTCTGGTAATCCGTCAATAGCAAACTCCCATAGTATATTTTTATTTCTTGTAAGTAAAAAATGTCTTTTGAACCACCCTACTGACCTGTGAGAAGATGCCACTGATAAAATTACACTCCTAGATTTTTTAACACACATTTTTAGAAGTGTGTATAATTTAGGATGTGTGGTTGGGTCAGAGAGATTTCCAATAAGGCATATATCGTCAAAGTGATCTACAATTTTTTGAAAATCTTTTACACTAATATCTTTTCCCGGCACTGATTTATTACGCACACCATAGTAATTTTGCCTCATACATGCCGGACACTTTAGTGTGCATCGAGATGTTACATCAATATCAATTCGCTTCAGTAAAGGTTTTGTGGACATAATCTTTTTTACAATAATCTCTGCAAACCTTGGGTGGATCTGTAAGTAATTTATCATAGAATTCATTCCACTCATCAGTATCAAGTATCTGTTGAATAGAATCAACTTCTGATAATTTTTTTACTAGTAGTTTTCTAATCCTTTGTTCATTGACCTCTGGTCGTAAACTATTTTCACACCAACAACATGGAAGTAAATATCCTGTAGCGGATAAAAACATTGGATTACGACCGTCTAAACATTTTGGATCAATCATTTATAATCCCACATAAAAGAACGATCACCATACTCATCAACTTTCCAGACATCTCCCGATGAGTCAACAATTTCATTTTCTTCATCATTCAATCCATCTGTCATAAATCCAAAAGGTGCCATGTCTTGTTCAATTTGATTCTTCTGTTCTTCATAGATTCTTTTTCTGACATCATTGTCAGTCATCTCTTTGAAGTATTCCTGTGCCACCAACCATGAAAAGATTACTAGACACATAGCAAGGTCATCATTACAACCTTCTTCTGCCTCAAAAGATTGTCTTTTTTGTACGAACGTGGTCAACTCTGATATTATATCATAATCTAAGATTTGTAGTTTGTCTTCTTCAATCAGTGTTTTCAGGTTACTGCAACCTACCTTCTTTACAGTTACACTCATCTTCACACCCAGTTGAGTTTTCTTACCACTGAAACCTGTGCCAACTATCTGACCAGACCTTCCTCGCATAGCACACATCAATACATTCTCATACTCTAAGTCATATTGTAATATACTTGCAACCTGATCACCAATATCATTTACTTCACATAATACAAATGCTTCATTGTATGCGAGTGCCACATCCATTATCACAGATGGAAAAAGCATAGGTTTGATTTCATTATCTCTATACTTAGCGACAACTCTATATGGAAACTCTGTGATATCAAACACTACAAAGGCACTATAATCCTTTGAGATGCCCCTTGCTACGTCCACGGTAATGATATAGTCTCTTTTCTTGATAGGAGTCTCATATACCATTAGATGCCCGTTCGTTTGAACTGGATCATTATATGCCATCGCTTTGAGTTTTGATGGTGCAATCAATGTATCTACAGAACCTAGAAACTCACATTCAAACTCAACCTTGAACTGTTGCTCAGATGTGTTTGCGATGGTCTGTGCTTTCCACTTTGCATCTCTACCCGGAACTTCTGACCAGTGAACCTCAGTGGGTTTATACTCATTCTTACCTCTTTCCGCATCATGCCACATACGGTAGAAGTGATTCATACCTTTAGGAGTAGATACAATTATAATCTTTGTTGATTTACCAGATGATATTGTAGGATATACTGAACTAAAAAAGTCG